AAACCTCTATCAGTATAGTCCATAACAAATTTTTTATCAATGTCTACCCACTTACCTGGTTTCACTGATGAATTATCACTACTACTATTAGGGTCTTGGATAAAAATTTGTCCCTCCGCCAAAGAATCTACTTCATAAAATCTATCTTCAAATTTAAGAAAGTCTGATAAAGATGGTTGATTTGCATTTAGTCCATCAACCATTTTTACTTGTTCTATACTAATAACATTAGTCTCTGGAATTATTATTTCCATAAATGGTGATACATCTACAGGTCTTATATTTTGTTTTAGTACTTTTGTTTGTCCATTAACAACAATTTCTCTTTTTACTATATCATAAGATATTAGTTGATTGTTTGAATTTTTATTGGGTATTACCAATCTATTTGGGATTCCCCCTACTGATAATGGGGACTTAAAGTTTATATCTTCACTAACTTCAAAAACTTGTCCTCCTCCTTGTACTTGTGATCCGTATTGTAGAATTGGACAATAACTAGAGTCAAATGAATCGCCTTGTGGCGGTACCGTTACTCTAAAATCAACTAGTGAAACACTAGGTCTTACTCCTGGTATTTTTAATCCTAAAGTTCTTCCTATAGATAGTATTGAAGATCTTTCTTGTGCATAATCAAGTTGTGTCTCTTGAAACATTCTATCAGTGTTAAACGAAAGCATGTCCGCGACCGCCGCATTTAATTCTAATAACATTTGACCGATGGATGCGTCGTTAAAATCAGTATATAATTCAGGATAATATTGTCGAACAAAATTTATTAATTCTGTTCTTACTTCAACGAAATTCCTAGCGTTATAATTAATTCCTTTTGCCATTACTATAATATAATCTCAATAGAATCACTTTCTTCGAAAGCGTCTTGTGTTATTGTATATTCAAAATTTATTTTCATTTGGTTTTTATCCGGATCTGGTGTGACGATTATTTCATCTACTGTTAAATTAGGAATATATCTTTTTATTCTTACTTCTAGGTCTCGTTTAACATCGGCAAGAGTTGTTTCATCTATTTGTTCAAATATATAATCATACAATCCCGAACCAAACTCTGGATTATATAGTCTATCCCCTTTACGTGTTAGTAATAAATGTACCAAATCCGATTTTATTGCCTTTTCTGTGGTTGCGTTCATTAAAAGAAAATCTCCAACCGCAGATTGTTCAAAAGGAAATGCTATATTTATTGTTCTTTTCGCCATTTATAATTCTTTATTATAAATATCAATCTATTTAATTTGTAAGACCCTGTATTTTAATATCGTCTCTTAATGTTTTATTCATTTTAATATAAGGTGGGGAAAAAGGACAGTGTTTACAACCACTTCCACAACAACTTCCTCTTTTAATGTGAGATCTTTCAGTCATCACCATTCTACCATTTTCCCAATAACTATCTTTTGGTCCAAGGAATTCTTTTAGATATAAATCTTCAATCCAATCATCACTTCTTTTCATTTTTTATTTCTTTTACTTCTTCTTTATGTCCACAATGAGGACAAATTATTTTAGTTTTTAATATGTCTTTAGAAAATAAATGGTAGTCAGCAATTGACCACCATTTATTACACTTACCACAATTAAAGTGATATAAAATTTCTTTACTGAATTTATGCCTCATTTAATTCTACCTCTCCTTCCTTTTCTTCTATAGACTTCATATCAACATCTATTTCACAATTTCCACCTGAACAGGCTAACTCTCCGGATAAATCGGTATTATCGTCTAATTCAACAACGTTAGATAAATCGACATTGGTTAAGGATTCTAACATTTCCTCATATTTTTCTTTTGTAATATCTTCAAATGGAGCTTGTTTATATGTTCCACCATTATATGGTAATACTGATAATCCATTGTAAAATTTTCTATTTTCCCACATCCATTCACCTGCTGGGTCCCATTCATGTTCTCTTAATGAAATAGTTGCCGAAACATTATGACTATTTGAACCTTTTCTGTGTCCAGCATTTACCCATTCACTAGCAACTTTTTTAACCCTTTCTAATAATTGGAAAGGTGATTCTGTTCTTAGAATAGAACCTTCTGGTGATTTTTGTGGTATACTAATTACTGCTGTGTCATGTGGTCTAAAGTATTCATCTTCCACCAATTCTGGGTGATTAATTGTTAAATATGTGTAGATAGCCTCATTTTTACCAACTCTTATTCTACGAATATAATAATCATTGTGCCATGCATGAATACCTGATGATGTTCCTAATGTTAATGATGTTGTCCCAGCTGGTTTAACTGTAGTTGTTCTAGCAGCTTGGTTAATTCCTAATAATTTGGACACTCTAGTGTTTTCTCTTTTTACTAAACTAGCGGCTTTAGACATGTCGTATTTAAGTACTTTACCAGAACCAATACCTGTCATTGACACTCCTATCAATGCATCTTTTTCCGTAGTTTCTCTCCAAACATCCCTTAGATAATGGAATGAAGTATATCCTGCTTGTAAAGTTCCTATAAATGATGCAACTTTCACTCTTTCGTTTAAGTCTTCTTGTGATTCTATGTTTGAAACATTAACCTCACAAAGGTTACAAAACTGGTAGGGTCTTAGCGCAATCTCACAACAAGGATTAGTTCCCCAGTCCTTATCATTATTAAGATATATACCAGGTTCTCCTGCTCCTGATAATTCAACTCTTTTCCACAAGTCCATAAAAAAGTCTTTTGTAATTTTATGTCTCATTAATACTGCTGAATTATTTGCTCTACCTCTTTGAGGATTTGTTTCCCACCAATTACCAGCTTTACATCCGATCATTGCGTCGTCATCAGCACTAAACAAACTAATAAGAGCAGCTCTACGAATACCACCGGCCAATACTGCGTCCGCAATATGACAGACAATATCATGTACTTCAATTGTTGTAAGTTGTTCTCCATTTTCTTTTTGATTTAATAGACCTTCTATCTTAACCAAACATTCTTTTAGTGGTTGAGGTCCTGGTGCTTTACCACCTGATGTTATTAATCTAGCTCCTTTTGGTCTAATGTCGGAAAAATCAAACTCGACTCTTGATCCCCCTCCATTCATATATGACTTCATTAAAACTTTAATCGAATCTGCCCATCCCTCAATGGAATCTCCAATTAAAAATCTTCTTTTCTTTTTAGGATATGGTTTTTGGATTATTGGTAATTTTTCCACATGATGTCTTTGTACAGAGTATCCTACACCTGTCCCCCCTAATAATAAAAACATACATTCACTAAAAGAATCTATATTGTCAATTGGCATATAAGCACAATTATAGATTCTATTTGGTGAAATTTCGATTGGTTTTCCTCCAAATTGCATACTTCTCATCGAAGGTAATACCTTTTTCTCATAAACAAATCTGTACTTATCCTCTATCTCTTCCTTCAAATGAGGATAACTCTTTATATGCATGTTTTTATTCCTGGTAACTAACTCGTCCCAAGTTTCTCTTCTATTCAACTCCGGAATATACTTAGCATACTTCATATACACAGTAATATCCGACAAAATTCTATTTGATACGTCCATTTTTTACTAAATTTTTATTAATTATTATTGAGTTTTTCGTTTCTCTTTTTAATTGCGTCTAAAACTCTATTCGCTTTCTTTTCTTTTTTCACATCCTCAAAACCTAAGAATGAAACTTGGTCATCAGTATCAATATGTACTCTACCGTTGTCAAATACACAATCTTCAAATATTACTCCATCTTTTCCAAATCTTGATTTTAACACTGCGATTGTTGCTCTTCCACTCTCTTTTTGTTCTAAAGTTTTTGCTATTGACATAATAAAATGTCCTATTTGTCCTTTTTTAATTGATCCTCCGATTTGATGAGCTTCCACAACATCAGCACCAATAGAACTTCTATTACCTTGAACTGCGGTCCATCCTACCATATCAAATTCGTGTACTAAAGTTTCAAATTCTCTCATAACGTTACCTTCTCCAGCGTATTCATCATTAAATTGTCTACTAGGTACAACACAATCAATATAGTCTAATAATAAAACATCTGGTCTAATACCTCTAGTAATTAATTTTCTAATATAATGTTTTATTTTTGTAACTGTGGTACCATCGGAAGCCATTTTTTTTATAATTAACTTACCTCTACCTGTTTTGAATCCTTTTAATTTTTCTTGAACTTCTTCTTTTCTTTGTGAAAGTTCATTTAACTCAATACCTGTCCAACAAGAAATATGTTTTCTTTGTATAACTTTAGGATTATCTTCAAAAATTATTTGTACTACATTATGTCCTAAATTATATGCGGTGTTAGCAAACTTAGTAAGGACTGTTGATTTACCTACTCCAAATGGTGCTAAGACAACACCTAATTCACCTTTGGATAAACCGCCATCTGTTATGTTATCAATTCCACTTATTCCTGTAGCCACTGGGTGTCTAAAATCATCAGCTAATACCTCTTCAAGTGCACTAAATACATCGATACCATCTTCTTTATCATTACCAACACTTAACGCCTTTCTAAATAATTCTTCAATTTTATCGTAATCTTCAAAATTACCAGTAGACATAATCTTTTCAGAATTGTTTATAGCTTTTTTTATCTCTTGTTGTTTACAAAACTTTAATGCTGTTTGTTGGGTAAAATCTGAATCAGAAAAATCTTGTTCTTTTAATTTTTTAACTGTGTCCTTTAGATACTCTTTTGCTGTCTCATTAGAAACCTCAATTCTTATTAATTGATCTAAAGCATCATAAGTTGGTACTGACTCATACTTACCGTAATATTCTTTTATTAATTGCATTAAAAGTCTACAATATTGGTCGTCAAAATAAGTAGCTTCTATCGAGTCTACTATGTTGTCTGCAAACTTATTATCTACAATTAATAAAGAAAGTAATTTGAGCTGAAATCTATCCCCTAAATATCCAAAATTTTTATCCGTCATTCTCTAAACTTTATTTAATTATAAATATATTATTTATTGTATTTCGACCCTTGAGTTATTCCATAATACTTACCTGCATTTAAGTATTTTCTTTTACTTAAACATCTCTGAATCTTTGATATTATCTCCGGTATCAAGGATTTTATATTTACCGAATATCTTACCTTTGGTGGAAAGTCCATGGCAGTGAATCTTTCAATTATAATTATCTTTCCATCCACTCTAATTTCAAAGGTAAAGTAGTCCTCATCCGTCTTTTTCTCCTCTCTAACTACGGAGTTTTTAACACTATAGGGATTGTAATTTGCCCAAAGAAAATCTTCACTTTTATCTCTCAAATAACTTTGTATTCTTGAAACAATCTCGTTTAACTCCCATCTTAAGTCCATAGAGTCTTTAGCTGTGTTATTATATCCTCTAATATTAAAGTATCTTTGGCAAACAATATTACCATTAATTCTTAATATAAATTCAAATTTGTCTGTGTATTTATTTTTTGCTCTTTCCATTTTTTGTTTCATTATTTTTTAGTGTTATAAATGGTATTAAAAATTCTGACTGGTCTTCATATGAGGCTGGAATTACATTTACCAACCCATCTTCTATCATCATTTTTATTACGTTTTTGTAATCTCTCCCTGAAGGATCTAGTTCTAAGTTTACTAAATCTTCAACATCTTTTCTAGCCCCTTCTTCAATAAAAGGTTTATTTAAGTTAATTATTTTTTCGTTAATTTGATAAAGTTCATCACCAAATACACCGCCATTACTAGTGCCTGTTTTTATATTATTAAGTACTTTAGTTACTCTCCAATTATCACCCTCATATTCAAGTGACTTGACCTCATCTAAATTAACTTTTCTTGTTTTTAATTCTGGTACCAATTCACCTAATCTTTTAGGTGAAAGTCCTTTAATCCCTAAAATATTATCAGATGCATCTCCGATTAACATTTTAATTAAACAAATATTTTTTGGGAGATATTCTAATTCTCTTGTTGTTAAAACCGATTTTTCTGTTATAATTT